TAAAAAGTTTGAATCAACTGTACGATGCTGCACTCAAAACGGCATCAGAGGTGGTTCTGCTACAGTTCACTTTCCTATCTGGCACCAAGAAATAGAAGACATTATTGTTCTTAAGAACAACAAAGGCACAGAAGACAATCGAGTGAGGAAACTTGACTACTCCATCCAAATTTCAAAACTTTTCTACGAACGTTTCATTGCGAATGGAGAGATTAGCTTATTCTCACCGCATGACGTACCAGGTTTGTTCGATGCTTTCGGGACTGATAAGTTTGACGATCTCTATGTGGCTTATGAACAGGATGAGTTTACTTCAAGAAAGACTATCGGGGCGCAGGAATTAATTCTAAACATCCTTAAGGAAAGAGCAGAAACTGGTCGCATCTACCTGATGAACATCGATCACTGCAATTCTCACTCATCATTCAAAGATAAGGTTGAGATGTCTAACCTCTGTCAAGAGATTACTCTTCCTACATATCCCATTAATCATATTGATGACGAAAATGGTGAGATTGCTTTGTGCATTCTCTCTGCAGTTAACGTTGGAAAGATTAAATCTGATGAAGAGTTAGAAGATCTTTGCGAACTTGCTGTTCGTGGACTGGAAGAACTGATTGACTATCAAGAGTATCCTGTAGCGGCAGCAGAACGTGCTACAAAGGCAAGAAGATCGCTTGGAGTAGGATTTATTGGTCTGGCACATTATTTGGCAAAACTGGGTTACCAATACGACTCTCAAGAAGCATGGGACGCAGTTCATGGACTCTCTGAGTCTTTCCAGTATTATCTTTTGAAGACTTCAAATGAACTTGCAAAAGAAAAAGGATGGTGTGATGATTTTGGTCGCACCAAGTATTCAGATGGAATTCTTCCAATTGATACATATAAGAATGACGTTGATGAAATCTGTAATCAAACATTAGCACATGATTGGGAAAGTCTTAGAGCATCTATCACCACCCACGGTCTTAGGCACTCAACATTGTCGGCACAGATGCCATCGGAGTCTAGTTCCGTTGTGTCAAATGCAACCAATGGAATTGAACCACCAAGAGATTACTTGTCCATTAAGAAATCAAAGAAGGGGCCTCTTAAGCAAATTGTTCCACAATACAATTCCTTGAAAAATAACTATACATTATTGTGGGAAATGGAATCTAATCGCGGTTACATTAATGTTGTTGCTGTGATGCAGAAATTCTTTGACCAAGCAATTTCTGGAAACTGGAGTTATAATCCAGAGAACTATCCAGATAATGAAGTTCCTGTTTCGGTTATGGCACAAGACTTTTTGACTACATATAAGTATGGTTGGAAAACTTCTTATTATCAAAATACTCATGACATGAAGAGTGATGAGATTGAAGAAGAAAAACCAAATTTGGACAATTTGTTGACCGATCTAGAACACGCCGAGGAGGGAGAGTGTGAATCCTGTGCAGTTTAAAATATCATCTTTGGAAAACATTAATACTACTGTTAAAGGTATGACTGTCTTTAACACTGAACAAGTTAATACTAAAAAGCAACCGATGTTTTTCGGTAAACCTCTGGGTGTCCAGAGATACGATTCATACAAATATCCAATTTTTGATAAACTCACCACACAACAATTAGGATACTTCTGGAGACCTGAAGAGGTTTCTTTACAGAAGGATCGTGGTGATTATCAATTACTACGTCCAGAACAAAAGCATATCTATACTTCTAATTTAAAGTATCAGATTATGCTAGACTCTATTCAGGGTCGCGGTCCTGGTATGGCATTCATTCCTTACTGCTCCTTACCTGAACTAGAAGCATGTATGGAAGTATGGGGATTTATGGAGATGATCCATAGTCGCTCTTACACATACATTATTAAAAATGTCTATAGTGACCCCTCAGAAGTCTTTGATAAGATTGTTACTGATCCTCGTATCTTAGAACGTGCAGCAAGCGTAACAGAATCTTATGATAACTTTATTAGCAGCGCCCATCAGTATGATAATTCCAATGACTGGCAACATGCTTTAGAGCAAGTTCCTGCAGCACTAGAAGGAAAGTATGAACTCAAGCGCAAACTCTACAGAGCAGTCGCTAATGTCAACATATTGGAAGGTATTCGTTTTTATGTTTCTTTCGCTTGTAGTTTTGCATTTGGTGAACTCAAACTTATGGAGGGATCCGCTAAGATCATCTCCCTTATTGCAAGAGACGAGAACCAACACTTGGCAATTACTCAAAACATTCTGAACAAGTGGAAGCAAGGTGATGATCCTGAAATGGCACAGATTATGAAAGAGGAAGAAGAGTGGACCTATAAAGCATTCGATCGTGCTGTAAATGAAGAGAAGCGTTGGGCAGATTACCTGTTCAAAGACGGATCAATGATTGGTCTGAATGATAAACTCCTTCAGCAATATGTTGAGTGGATTGCTAATCGTCGTCTTAAAGGCATCGGTTTGCGTCCTGTATATGACATTGCAGCAAATGCTAACCCACTACCCTGGACACAGCACTGGATCTCTTCTAAGGGTCTTCAAGTGGCACCACAGGAGACAGAAGTTGAATCTTATGTTGTTGGTGGTATCAAGCAAGATGTTAAAAAAGACACATTCAGTGGTTTCCAACTCTGATTTGGAAAAATATATCGAGGCAAAAAAGTGTGATGATTATATATTTGAAAATCGTGACATTGATGACAAACTAGATCAAAACTGCTTAAATAGGGGGAACGCTTCCCCCTTTAGTATGCCTAAGAATCAAATTCAAAAAGATGAAATGAAAAATCGTATACTTAAATTGAAAAATGAGGTATACGAAGAACCTGATACTGTGTGGCAAGGGGATCGAGATATGGCACATAAATATCTCGACAAGGTGTTAAACATTATTGATGAGTATCGATATTGATTATGAAAATCCATGGATCTATTTGGGTGTCTTAAAGCGGACATTGACAAATTGGGCAGACAAAATTTTAGTAGAACTATCCTGTCTTTACATAAAACAGGTGGCAAAACAAACTTCGAAGAAACGAAACAACTCTTTGCACACGGAGTCCTTACAGAATCACTTGACACAGGAGGACCTGCCTACTACAATAGCAACATCCTCAGCAGGTACTTCCGAAAAGACTATTATGATGGAGACTGAAGAAATTGTTGCAGACGTTCGACAGTGGGCAATTGATAAAGTTCAAGAGTATAATGGACAAGGTGTAGAGAGAATCTATGATCAATTTGCAATCATGGCAGAATTTGATGAATGGTTCGACCCAAAAGAAGATTTAGAAGTCGTATCACTTGCCAAAATCTCTGAAGACGAGTATGATAGATTCGTTGATGATCATAATCAACTGCGGTGACCTCCTTGGTAGTTCAGGGTTAGCGGCGATAGGAACTACCATTAAGGGTCAGTAGCTCAGTGGATAGAGCATCGCACTTCTAATGCGTTGGTCGGGGGTTCAAATCCCTCCTGACCCGCTTTGCGGAATTAGTTTAGAGGCAAAACTAAAGGTTTCCAACCTTTCGTCACCAGTTCGATTCTGGTATTCCGCTTTCTCCAAGTTTTTGTTATGTCAGAGTATGATTTTGGAGGACTTGAAAGACACCCGGTCAGTATACTACGATTGATTAGTGAATTGGAAGGGTCGTCCCAACTATGTAAATATATGGGGTTTCAAGATGATATGAATACTCTCAATGAAATGAAGAAGAGATATTATAAACTCTACTTCAAAACAAAGAAAGAGTACAACAATCCTCTATAGCTCAGTTGGTAGAGCACGGAACTGTTAATTCTGTTGTCCCTGGTTCGAGTCCAGGTGGAGGAGTCGGGCGAATAGTTCAGAGGTAGAACACTTGATTTACATTCAAGTTGTCGGGGGTTCGATCCCCTCTTCGCCCATGTCGAATTCAATGTATGCCTAATGATTACTATCAGATGCAAAGAGTGTAGAAAGGAACTGACAAGCACAAGTAAAATTCAGTTCTGTGGTTGTCCCAATCAAATGAGTATTGTGGATAATAAGATTGGTGCCAAAGACTTAGATAAAGTTGTAATGGTAAATTCTCAAAAGTCAAATAGTAAAAATAGTGTATTAACTTCTGAAGATGTTGCTTGGCACGAACAAAGAAGAAAACGTAAAGTTAGAAAGTTGAACTTTGAAATCAAATAAGTATTAAAAACTGTAGAAAATATTAAAAAATACTGTATCATCTATATACACATATATCTCAAATACTAGAAATGATATTATTTTATTTTGGTATTATGACAATACTTGTCTTAATTGCTTTTGGAGAATATGATTCAACTATGCGATTCGTAGCATATGTTGACCTTAGTATTAGATATCAAATTGTGCTATTAAAATTGTGGTTTATGAAAAAGAGAATGGAACTGCGACTTAAAAAAGATACCACTGAATATAAACGTCTCATAGAGGAACGAAAAAATGTCTAACAAGGAACTGTCCGACTTATCATTAAGTAGGTTGGAATGTCCAAAGTGTGGTGCCGTCTGGATTAATGGAGAGCATCGATGGTCGGGTACTGGAAATCGAGGTAGTGAACTAGATTTAGCGGGTCTAATATGCAATGAACATGCTGATGAGCAGTGTATCAATCCTATGAAAGGACAAGAAGGTGGTGACACTTGGGAGAAACGTCTACAGGACCTAGATAAGTTTGGTGAAAAGTATGATGAAGGCAATAGTCAGTGGTGGGATAAGTAATGAAATGGAAGTGGAAGAAATTGACTTTACAACAAAAGAAGAAGTTCAGGAGATGATTGATGATGCCATACGAAAGCACAATCGTAATGCTGGAATTATCAGTATGTGTGTTGGCTGGGTTGTTCTCTCACTTTTTGCTGAGGGTTTACTTCGACTTGTTGGAGTGATTCCTCCATTATTACCTTGGTTAAAGATAACATTATGATGAGTGGATTATTTGTTTTTGGATTTATTATTTTAATGATTGTTGGTATGGAAATAACATGGCCCGTAAAAAATAAAAATCGATGAATCCAGTAATTTTAATTGGTTGCTTCACACCATTAGTTATTATTTTTATAGTAATGAAACTTGCGGTTTGGATATCTGCAGTTAACACAGAAAACTCTTATGTCGGAAAAGAACCTCTACGCAAACGAGGGCCCTATTTGGAGAACCCGTATGCAGATGTTGACGAAGATGAAGAGGAATTTGGAGATCGCACAGATTATCGATGATGCTCTTTATGAATACTATGTCGTGGAACGTGGAGAAGAAGTTCCCAAGTGGAGATATATGAAAGATCAAGACTGGTGGATAGAATACTTGGACTCTTTAGGAATTGACAGAAGGAATCCATAACTGTATGATAGGTGTAATGCCACATATCAAGCATTAGCAAGTTTGAATCCTGTTACCTCGATTTACATACATAATGCAACTATGAAATTTTATTCAGTGGAATACTGGCAAAAAAACTGGGACAAATTGATGGAAAAAGTGGAGAACGGAGAGGCGATAGGGGTGGAAAATAAAAACGGCGAGAGAGCGATAATGATACCTGCAGACGAGGAGCTCATACGAATACACACAACTCACGATGATGCATCTTGAGGGACTGTCGCATATTGGTTAATGCTCTCTGCTTATAACGGGGTAAACTGAGTTCAATTCTCAGCAGTCCTATTTGCTTCCTTAGCAATCTGGTGAATGCAGCAAACTCATAATTTGCCTAAGGTGAGTTCGATCCTCACAGGAAGCACTTGACAAAAACACCGCTAAACCCTTATAATACTAAGGTCAACAAACGGAACAATGACACTGACTACTAAGTTCAAGAAAGATATCCAAACCTTAAAAGGTGCGGTAAATGGAGAATTCTTCCTGGATGTGAAGAATCCGAAACTTCTCAAAAAGGTCCGTCGTTATTATGAAAATATTGGTGTTGTCTTTTCAGGCGATGCTCTTGATGATTATGATATTTTGATGGAACAAATCTCTGTCGATCTTGAAGCAGTAGAAGCATGAAAGTTCTTCTAGAACGTTTCCCGTATCGTTATGTTGAGTGTGGCACATTGGAAATCAATGGTATGCCAGACTATCGCATTCAGAAAGCAAATACCTGGTCAAAGAGATATAGTGATATGTATCTCCTTGATAATAAAATGCAACTTCTGACTGCGATAGATGACTTTGAGTACACCAAATGGTTAGATCCAGATGGTGTACCTTGTTATACTAAAGACTCGGTAAGTCGTGTAAACTAGTCCTGGTGGAGTCATTAGACCCTTTTAAAAACTAAATAAATCAAGAGTTAATTATTAATCACTATGGCAACCAAAGGAACAGCAGCAAAGTCTGCAAGCGGCGCATCGATGTCAAAGTATGATGTCGAAGTCGAATCAAGACTTCAGGCGCTGGAAGAAAAAGCACATACTTTATCTGGAGGTGATGGAAATGCATCTGGAATGGAGGCAAAACTTGATGCTCTCATTGAGGCATTAAATCAGTGTCCTGCAGTTACAGAAAATTTTCCAAAAGATTCTGAAGGCAACAGAAGAATTAGTCTTTGATAAGGTTTCTTGCTTTTCCCAAGAGCAAGTGGTGCGGATGGAGGAAACTCCCGCCCTGTTTCTTGCTTCAGGTTAAAGAGCAAGTGGCGTGCATGAAAGACCTTATGAGGACGGTTGCATAAACCGTCCTTTTTTAGTATAGTGTAAAAAACAGATATAATATGAAAGTCGCTCTAATCACGGGGATTACTGGTCAAGATGGTTCATATCTAGCAGAATTGTTGCTTGAGAAAGGATATGAGGTCCATGGTATTGTGAGACGTAGTTCTTTGATTAATACTCATAGAATTGACCATATATTCAAAGATATTGAATTGCATTATGGAGATTTAACAGACTCTACTAATGTGGTTAGTATTATTAAAAAAGTTGAACCCGATGAAATCTATAACCTTGCTGCTCAGAGTCATGTGAAAGTGTCGTTTGAACTTCCTGAGTACACTGGCAACGTTGATGGACTTGGAACGCTTCGTATTCTTGAGGCAGTTCGTCTTTTAGGAATGGAAGATAAAGTGCGTATTTACCAAGCATCTACATCCGAAATGTTTGGTAAGGTTCAAGAGATTCCTCAAAAAGAAACTACTCCATTTTATCCACGATCGCCATATGGATGTGCAAAGGTTTATGCGTATTGGTTGACGAAGAACTATCGCGAGTCCTATGGAATTCACGCAGGTTCTGGTATTCTTTTCAATCACGAATCTCCACGTCGTGGCGAAACTTTTGTTACTCGTAAGATTACGATTGCTCTGAAGAACATTGCAGAAGGAAAGTGGAATACTCTTTCTCTTGGCAATCTAAATTCTTTACGTGATTGGGGTCACGCAAGAGACTTTGTTGAAGCAATGTGGATGATGCTTCAACAGGAGAAAGGAGATGATTATGTTGTATCTACAAATGAACAACATTCTGTTCGTGAGTTTGTAGAAAAGTGTGCCCCTTACTTCAATATGAATATTGAGTGGCACGGTGAAGGACTTGAAGAAGTTGGTATAGATACTATCTCGGGTAAAACTATTGTCAAAGTTAATGAGAAGTATTTCCGTCCAGCAGAAGTAGACACACTTCTTGGAGACTCAACAAAAGCAAGAGCAGTTTTGGGTTGGTATCCCAAGACATCATTTGATCAACTAGTGGAGGATATGTGTGAGAATGAAGAAGGGATCTAGAATCTTTGTCGCAGGACATAAAGGACTTGTTGGTTCTGCTATTATTAGACAGTTGGAGACTGCAGGACATACTAATATCTTGACGGTTGATAGGTCGGAGGTTGACCTTACAAATCAGAGAGAAGTAAATAAATGGTTCAAAACGCATGAACCGAAGTATGTCTTTAATGCTGCTGCTAAAGTGGGTGGTATCATTGGTAATCAAAATCATAAGGCAGAGATGATTTATCAAAATCTTATGATTGAAAGTAACTTGATTGAAGCTGCATATCGTAACGGGTGTAAGAAGTATTTGTTCCTGGGGTCTTCATGCATTTATCCAAAAGAACCTCAACTGCCAATCACTGAAGATCAGTTGATGACTGGTAAACTTGAACCCACCAATGATGCTTATGCGGTGGCAAAGATTGCTGGTATCTATCTCTGCAAATCTTATCGTCAGCAGTATGGATTCAACGCTATTAGTGCGATGCCATGCAATCTTTATGGACCAGGAGATAATTATCATCCAGAAAACTCTCATGTTATTCCTGGAATGATTCGTAAAATTCATGACGCAAGAGATGACATTGGTTACGATCTTGGTGGTCCATATTATAGGGGAGTAAGACTTTGGGGAGATGGTTCTCCTATGAGAGAGTTTTTATATGTTGATGACTTAGCAGATGCATGTATTCTTCTTATGAAAAAATATAATGAAGAAGAACCCATCAACATTGGATCTGGAAAAGAAATTTCTATTAAGGACCTTGCTGAAGTGATTGCTTCTGTGATTGGACTTGAAAGAGAAAATATTCATTGGGACACTTCTAAACCAAATGGAACAATGCGAAAGGTTATGGACGTATCAAAGATTAAAGAACTTGGTTGGAAACCGCAGGTCTCCTTTGATGATGGTATTAGAGTTGCCTATGGAGACTTTCTAACAAGATTTGGATAATACTGTAGGGGTTGCGTAAGCGCCCCTTTTTCTGTATAATAAATATCGGGTAACAATAAAGGAAAGAATGTCTGACTATAAAAAGACTGCACTGGTGTTTGGTGCAGGTGGATTTATTGGTTCACATATGGTTAAACGATTACGCTCCGAAGGATACTGGGTGCGTGGTGTAGATCTTAAGCATCCTGAATATTCAGCATCTCATGCAAATGAATTTATTGTTGGTGACTTGAGAGATGTTAATCTCGTAAAACGATGTGTTCGTTTTACTGGATATCTTGGAAATTTTTATAAAGACATTATAGATAAGTTTGCCGAACCTTTTGATGAGATCTATCAGTTTGCTGCTGATATGGGTGGTGCAGGATTTGTATTCACTGGTGAGAATGATGCAGACATCATGCATAACTCTGTCACTATTAATCTAAATGTTCTTGAGGAACAACGTAAACTGAATGAAATTGTAAAGCAAAATAAAACTAAAATCTTTTACTCTGGATCAGCATGTATGTATCCTGAGTATGCTCAAGAAGAAACAAACAATCCTGGACTGAGGGAAAATGATGCGTATCCAGCAGCACCGGACTCCGAGTATGGATGGGAGAAACTCTTCAGTGAGCGTCTCTACTTTGCTTACAATCGCAACCATGGCATCCCTGTTCGTGTTGCTAGGTATCACAACATCTTTGGTCCTGAAGGAACCTGGGACGGTGGAAGAGAGAAGGCACCAGCTGCAATCTGCCGTAAAGTCGCTTACCTCCCGGAGCAGGGTGGAGCAATCGAGGTGTGGGGAGACGGCTTACAGACTCGTTCCTTCTTGTTCGTTGACGAATGCGTTGAAGCAACTTACAGAATGATGCAATCAGACTTTATGGGACCGGTTAATATCGGTTCTGAAGAGATGGTTACTATCAATCAACTTGTAGAAACTGCTGCTAAAGTTGCAAATAAAAAAGTTACTAAGATTCATATTGATGGACCTCTTGGAGTTCGTGGGCGTAATTCTAATAATGATTTGATCCGTAAAGAACTTGGTTGGGATTATTCCCAAACTCTGGAGGAGGGAATTCGTTACACATATTATTGGATTTCTGAACAAATTCAACTGAAAGGTGGCAAATGACGATTGGTTATAACCGACTTGGATCTAATGGCAGACTAGGAAATCAAATGTTTCAATATGCTGCATTGCGTGGCATTACAACTCATCGTGGATTCGACTTTATGATTCCTCCACCCGATGATAAGTATGAAGCAAACTATGGTTTGTTTGACTGCTTTAAGATGGGTAGTGTAAAACCAGAAAACTTTGGTTTTGTCCCTCACAACTTTACTTCATTTAAACTTCGTGAGTTTAATTTTCATGAGGAATTCTTTAATCAGTGTCCTGATGATAGTAATCTTGATGATTATTATCAAACTGAGAAATGGTTTAAGAACGTAGAAGATTTGATTCGTTCTGACTATACGTTCAAGGATGAGATTCTTAAACCTTGTAAAGAAATGATTGAAGGTGTTGGAGAATGTATTGCACTTCATGTTCGCCGTACTGATTATGTAAACCTTACAGACTATCATCCAGTTTGCTCTCTAGAATATTACGTTGCTGCTCTTGAAGAGTTTCCTGAGGACATGCCAGTTCTAATCTTTTCTGATGATATTGAATGGTGTGGACAGCAGGAAGTCTTCTCTAGTGATAGGTTTCTACTCTCTCAAAATGAGGAACGTTATGATCATCTACATAAAGATGCTGATGGTCAAATGCGACATTCGCTGGTTCCCAATACAGACTTGTGTTTGATGTCATTGTGTAGTCACAATATTATCGCTAACTCTTCTTTCTCTTGGTGGGGTGCTTGGTTGAACAGTAACCCAGACAAGAAAGTTGTTGCTCCAGATCAATGGTTTGGACCTGCATCAGGTATTGATGATATTTCAGATCTTGTTCCTTCTGATTGGATTAGAAAACCGATATGATTTTTTTAGATTATCTTGGTAAGATGGGGCAACTGGGCAATCAAATGTTCCAGTATGCCGCTCTCCGTGGTATTGCAAAGCATAAAGGATATGATTTTGGTATCCCAGATCATGATGAGTTAATTGTAGATGCTCTAGGAAATAGACTTCGTATTGAATTGTATGTTCCTTTTAACTTACCGTATCTAAAAAATAAAGGAGTAACTTCTTCTGAACAAATTGTTCAGGAGAGGTTTTTTGAGTTTGACCAACAACTCTTTGATGAACTTCCAGATGGAGTGAGTATTACAGGTTACTTTCAAACAGAAAAATACTTCTCACATATTAGAGATGAGATCTTAGAAGAATTTTCTTTTAAAGATAACATCATGGAAGAATGTAGTTCAGCATACGAATTGTGCTCTGAGTCTGTTGCCCTACATATACGTAGAGGTGATTTCTTAAGGAACAGTGGAAATCATCATAATCTTTCACTCGATTGGTACGAAAAAGCACTGAAAGAGTTTGATGAGGATAGACAGGTAGTCATATTTTCTGATGATACAAAGTGGTGTAAAGAGCAATCGTTATTTGCAAGTGATAGATTTTTAGTTTGCGAAACAAACAGTTCATATCATGATCTTCATTTGATGACCAAATGTAAAGATTTTATCATTGCTAATAGCACATTCTCCTGGTGGGGTGCTTGGTTATGTGAGAACGAAAATAAAAAAGTTGTAGCACCTTCAGTATGGTTTGGACCAAATAATAAACATCACAACATTAAGGACTTGTTCCCTGAAACTTGGACAGTATTATGAAGCACGATCTAAAAAATGTAACTTTTATCATTCCACTTCAGATTGAAACTGATGATCGTTTAAGGAACATTATTCTTACAACATCCTTCCTTCTGAATACTTTTGATACTAATGTAATCATCAAAGAGGTTGATGAGGAACCTATATTCCAGCAGTGGGCTCTGCCTGTTATTAAACGTATCGTTGGTGATACAAGTGGACTGAACTATATTTTTGAAAAGCATAGTCGCAATGATGATGCTTTCCATCGCACTAAAGTCTTAAATGATATGGTGCTGCTGGCAGATACCAAAATTGTTGTTAATTATGACAGCGATATTATCTTGCCAGTGTCTAGTTATCTTGAGGCAGCAGAAAAACTCAAGACTTGTGACGTTGTTTATCCATATCGTTTTGGTGAACGGGGCGAACGTAAAGTAAAATTGGATACTCAATTTGATAATAAACCTGCCATTGATACCTTTGAACAACATCCAGAAATTAAAGCGTATCTTGAATCTGGTTATGATGAGAACGCATTAGATGGCAAATATTTTTACTATCCTCACCAACAAGGAGAAGGATGGGCAGAATATGGAATGGTTCAGTTCTTCAATAAGCAAGTCTATCTGGATGGATATCTTGAGAACGAAAACTTTATTGCATATGCTCCTGAAGATGTAGAACGTCATCATCGTTGGACACTTCTAGGATATGATATTCAAAGAGTTGATGACTATGCTTATCACTTTGAGCATAAGAGGACACCAAACTCTTGGTTTAACAATCCATTTATGCAAAAGAATAATCAATTGTGGGAATATCTTAAGAATCTTTCTAAAGAAGAAGTAATCGAGTATTATGAAAACCAAGAGTATGTAAAGGAGAAACTGAAATGACTTGGCACCTAGTCAATTATGCTGATGATAAGTTCAAACCACAGCAGGAGTTTTTGGAAAGAATTCATTCCGACAACTTCAACATCATGTCATACAATCGTGAGTGGTTGGTTACTACAGATTTCTACAAAGATAATCAGAGTATTCTAGATGAAGAGCGTGGTGGTGGATGGTGGGTATGGAAACCCTTCGTTATCCTTGACGCACTATCAAAAGTAGAAGAGGGGGACTATGTTCTCTACTGTGACTGTGGAGATATGGTGTCTCCTGGCATTAAATCTTTTGTCGAGGGTACGTTGAGTGAAGATGAGTTCTGTCTTCTGTTGTTTGGGGGGAATAAGAATAAAGATTATACCAAGCGAGACTGTTTTGTTCTGATGGGTTGTGATGAAGCAGACTATTGGAATTCAAATCAACTTGAAGCAGGGGTGCAGGTATGGAAAAAAACTGAGCAGTCAGTAAATGTTATTACTGACTGGATGAAGTATTGTATTGACCCTCGCATCATTAAAGATGACCCTAGCACTTTGGGTGAAGAGATGTCTTCTTTCAACGCACATCGCAATGATCAAAGTATCCTAACTAATATTGCTATCAGAGAAGGTCTGAGCGTAAGTAACCAAGAGTTTAGAAACTTTATCGAATGTGACTATGACTATTGGTATGAACGTTACCCTGCTTCGGGATATGGAAGAGAAATTGATAGTTTCCTTGTAAGTGTTAAAGATGCATAGTATTATTCTAACAATTCATAATAAAGAGTTCTTGATTAACCAAGTTCTTGACGGTATTACAAAAAATACTGTTGGGGACTATGAACTTATCATCGTCCTTGATGGATGTACTGATAAGTCATTTAACTGTGTTGAGGACTATTTTTATGAAACAAATAAAGACGTTCTTATCTGCACAACTCCAGACGTATTTGAGACCAAAGCAAACAACGTAGGTCTCAAGAATGCAAAAGGCGAATATGTCATCATCGTTCAAGATGATATGATTATTAAAGAGAAGGGTTGGAACCTGAGAATGCAGAAACCTTTTGATGCATTTGATGATGTGTTTGCAGTCACGTCTAGAACCGCCCATAATTGGAAATTCAATCCCAACACCAAACACCTGGGTATGGAAGAAGACATCGACAATGCCTGGTCTGATATTTGCATTCATACTGATCACGCAAACAGCAGCACTATTTCTAGAGATGTGTTTGCTGTCCGTGCTTCAGTTAATCGTGGTCCTTTGATGATGAATCATGAAGACCTTAAGACTATGGGATATTTTGATGAGGCATTCTCCCCACAAGATATGGATGACCATGACTTAATGTATCGTATGCATAAAGAACTTGGTAAGGTCTGTGGATGTTATTGGATTGACTTTGAGTCAAGAGATGAGTGGGGTGGTACAAGAGTTGATGGTGCTCCTGCACCTTGGTTATTGAAAGCAAACCAAAAGAATGGTAAAATCTTCTATAACCGTCATAGTGATTTAATAAATATGAGGTATGAAAATGAAAATAGAGAACTGCCTGATGAAACATCATGAAAGAATTAACTAACGTTGATATAATCTCAATTAACTGTGTAAATCCTCAAGCGTCGGTAGCAGCACTTAATCATTGTCAGAAGTATTTTAAGTTTGGGAAGTCTATTTTAGTATCTCATATTGAACCTTCTGAATGTTATGAGATTGAGTTGCATCAGTTGGAAGAGAAACTTAGTTGGGATGGATATAATGACCATATCTTGAATCTAAAAGATCATACTGATAATGATTTTGTCATGGTCATCCAAGAGGATGGTTACATTGTTAATCCAACACTTTGGGATGATGAGTTTCTAAAATATGATTATATTGGAGCACCTTGGCCTATTGAAGACAATTGGATTTCGATGCAACACAAAGAGCATCAACCAAAACTTAGAGAGAATCTTCCTAAGAACCGAGTAGGTAATGGTGGATTTTGTATCCGTAGTCGTAAGTTCCTTGAGTTTTCTAGTCAGTTTAAAGACACTGGTATTCTGGGAGAGGACACGTTCCTCTGCACTAAAATGTATCAGGAAGCAATTGATTATGGAATCAAGTTTGCTCCTTTTGAACTAGCAATTAAGTTTGCATATGAGAATCCATGCTTTGAGTATGATGGACATCACTGGGATGAGATGATTGAATTTGACCAGAGCAAACATTTTGGTTGGCATGGAAATCAGTTTTTTAATAAAAACGAGTTATTATCCTTAAAATACAGATGAAAATATTCGTAACAGGTTGTGCAGGTCTCTTGGGTTCTAATTACTCAAGACACCTAATGGAAAGTGGCCACCAGGTTATCGGTATTGATAATCTTTCTGGTGGATACAAAGCATTTGTTCCAAAAGGAGAAAACTTCGAGTTTGTTAAACTCAATCTTGAAAATAGGAAGAAAGTAGTAGATCTTTTTGAGAAGCACAAACCAGACGTTTGTATTCATTTTGCTGCATATGCTGCAGAAGGTTTATCTCCTTTTATTCGGAACTTCAACTATAGAAATAATCTAGTTTGTTCTGCTAATCTTATCAATGAATGTATTACGCATGGGACAAAGATTCTCTTTACTTCCACAATGGCAGTGTACGGTGACCAAGAACCACCATTCAATGAAGAAATGAGACCTTCTCCTATTGACCCATATGGAGTTGCAAAGTATGGTGTAGAAGTTGACCTTGAACTTGCTAGAAAACAGTTTGGTTTGAGATATAATATTATCCGTCCTCATAATGTTCTTGGGAAGTATCAGAATATCTGGGATAGATATCGTAATGTTATTGGTATCTTTATCCGCAAGACTTTGAATGTCCAACCCATTTTGGTTTATGGAGATGGAGAACAGACCAGAGCATTCTCTGACATCAAATATTATATGGAACCATTTGACCTTCTTCTAGATGGATTTGATGGTGAGACTTTTAATATTGGTGCAGACAAACACTTCACTCTGAATGAGGTTGCAGAGACCGTACAAGCGATTGGAAGCAAGTATGGGTACAACGTACCCATTGAGCATGGAGAACCCCGTCATGAGGCAAAACATGCCTATTGCGACCACACCAAAGCAAAGAATCTTCTTAAGTTTGAGGACAATACAAACCTTTATGATCTTATTGAAGAGATGTTTGTTTGGGCAATGAAACAACCTAACCGTAAGGTAAAAGATATGCCTTATGAAGTTACTAAAGACCTTTACGATTATTGGAAATGACAAAACCTATTCAAGTATTGATGCGCCAGTGCTTTTATTCTCCTAATCAAGCACTTACGAATAGACATAGACCAGACTGGTTTGATAAGGTTAAGATCTTTGAGAACTTTAAGAAAACAATTAATCCAGAACTTGCAGACTTTAAGATCATCTATGATGAAAAGTTTGGTCCACTAGAAGAAACCTTCTTGAAAGATGAACCGAATGTTGAGGTTATCAACTATGGATATGAAGCAGGTAGTTTTTCCAAGACTGTAGATATTGCTGTTGGTCTTGATGCCCCTGACGACACTATCATTTACTTTCTGGAAGATGATTATCTCCATCGTCCTGGTTGGTGTGAGATTATTTTAGAAGCATTTGAACTTCCTACCAACTATGTTTCTTTGTATGACCATTTGGATAAGTACATTGATACGGGATATGATGATCTTGTCTCTAAGGTTTTTGTAAGTAAGTCTGTTCACTGGAGGACAGTTCCTTCAACCTGCAACACATATGCTGCTAGGTTGGGAACTCTGAAAGAAGACTATAATGTACATAAGCATTTTAGTGATGCCTCTCCAGATGGTATCTCGATGGACCATGCTAAGTTTTGTCACCTAGGAAGTTTGGGTCGTAGACTTATTACACCAATGCCTGGATACGCAACTCACTGTGATCATCTGCAGTCCCCTACAATTGACTGGGAAGAATATAATGGATGATATATTTTTGAAAGCATTTCATGGAGGGTTAGGAGATTGTCTGCAGTTTTCAACTCTTCCAGAGGAGTTTTCTAAACAGCAAGGTAGAAAAACATATATTCTTGAAAGTGCTTCATTTAGAAACCCTGAAATTTATGATTTAGTCTGGGGTAAGAACCCTTATGTTGAGGGGAAGAAAGAGGGGACTTGGAATGCAGGAGACCTTCCAGGTCTTTATTCTAATGTCTTGGGTAACGCCATTCAAAACTGGGAGAAACTTCATGGTCTAGAACCAGTCAATACTCTCCCAAAAATTTATTATGAACCAGAGATACATAGTGATGTAAAAGATATTTTCATTGTTGATTTTACGTCGATTAGTATTGACTACGATCAACAAGAACTTAAAAACATTCTTGAAAAAGTGAGGACTGAGTATTCAGACAAAAGGTTTGTATCGGTTCAGTTTTCAAAACAAGTTTCTGATGGGAAGCATAACGATTACGATGTTGGTATTGATGGATGTATTGAAATTGAAAATATATTCAAATATTGTGACTTGATTTCTTCTACTTATGGTCTCTTGGCTTTAAGTAGTGGTGCAAGTCATTTAAGTTCTGCCCTAAAGCAGTATTCTCCAAATCTTAAAAGTATTTGTGTAATGCCACAAGAGTGGTATAATAACCATAAGGAGCGAGGTCTATTTCTCTTCGATAACATTAACTATCTAACATATTGATATGGCAAAGTATTTAATCACTGGCATTACTGGATTTGCTGCCCCTCACCTTGCAAATCTTTTGCATAAGGAAGGGCATGAGGTGTATGGTTTGATCCGTCGCACCAACGGAATGGAAAGTGATATTCACGATGTGGTTCCTGATGATGTTTACGAAGCGATTACTTTTGTATATGCTGACTTGACTAACTATCGCTCATTGAGAAGTATCTTTGAAAAGACACAGTTTGATGGGGTGTTTCATCTCGCAGCACAATCACATCCTCCCACTAGTTTTATTGATCCTATTGGGACAATGGAAACTAATGTGATGGGTAGTGCCAACTTGATTCAAGTTATCCAAGACCACCAAGAAGATTGCAAACTGATGTTCTGCTCTACTTCCGAGGTTTATGGTAACGTTGGCCAAGATGGTCGTAAGATTCACTGGGAAGATAGTATTATTCCATCTAACCCTTATGGTGCTTCTAAAGCAGCAACGGATGTTTATATGCAAGAGCGTATGAACAATGGGTTCATCAAAGGATTCATTACCCGTGCATTCTCCCACACAGGTCCCCGACGCGGACGTATCTTCTCTATCTCTTCTGATGCATATCAAATTGCACGAATGATGAAGGGACTACAAGAACCTGTTCTTAAGATTGGAAACCTTTCTACCACTCGTGTGGTGATGGATGTTCGTGACACAGTTCGTGCATACTATCTGGCAATGATTAATCCAGAGGTGACTAACCATATGTTTAACATCTGTGGAGATACTCCTAGAAAGATGCAGTATTTTACTGATAAACTGATTGAACTTTCTAGGTTGGATAGTGTTGAGCAGAGAATTCATGAACCATTCTGGCGTCCTCATGAAATCTATTATCAGCACGGTGACTCTACTAACCTAGTAGAGATGACTGGATTTAAAGAAGAGTATAATATTGACACTACTCTAAAAGATCTTCTGATGTATTGGTACAACAAAATCTAATGATGGATAAAAACAAGTCTGTTTATAAACTAAAGAACTTTGGACCTGTATATTATCTAAATCTTGACGGGCAACCAGAAAGAAAAGAGTATATGGAATCTCAATTAAAGTATTGGGAAATAGAAGATTATACTCGCATCTCTGCATATGATGGTAGAGATGATGATTTGGGTGATATTATCAAAGGTCGTTATCCTTCCGATATGACATCTGGTGAGATTGGATGCACTACTTCACACTTGAAAGCAATTAAGCACTGGATAGAAACATCTGATAGTCCATATGCTATTATTATGGAGGATGACTGCGATATCGATATCGTAAGATTCTGGAACTTTACATGGGAGGACTTTATTGCTAGAGTTCCTTATGCGTGGGACGTTATTCAACTTGCCATCATTCAAACGGGTGACATTCACGTTCCTATCCACGCAAGATTTGTGAATGACTTTTCAACTGCCTGCTATGTTATTACTCGACATCATGCAGAGAAACTTATTCGCAACCATGTAAGGGGTGACAAATACAAACTGGACAATGGAATCAAACCACGTCCAGTTGCTGATGACTTAATCTACAATTCTGGAGTTACATACGCTACTCCTATTCTTCTTTATAAGATTCAATTAGGTTCATCTATTCATCCTGAACACATTGATGCATTCCATCGTCAAAGTCACGATGGTATCAGAAATTTCTGGGAACAGCTAGGTTCTGATATGACTGCTGATAAAATTACGGACTATAATCCATATTTGGGTCGGGTCTCCGAACCAACTCCACAACAATCTTGACATAATCTTGAAAGTCAGTTAAGATAAATAACAATTGTCACACCGCATTTATACTTATTTGAGTGTGACAGTTTAAATATCGTACCTAGTCGAGGTACTTCTCATCTGCGGGTATCCACTCCGCAAGTAACTAAAGGTAAAACAAATGTTTAAAACGACTATCGCTGCAGCTGCCGCTGCTATTGCTCTTGCTCCAGCTGCTGCCCTAGCCGGTCCCTATACGGTGAGATGTCCTTCCTGACCGCAGACGACGATGATGATTTCGGTGTTGGTGGTAAGTTGGGCGTCAAGTACAACTTCTGATATTTAATATAGACACATAAACATCTAGATGTTATACTGGGGGTGCGACGGCATCCCCATTTTTTTGTGAAAAATTATTTTATAAAGATCGTCACTCATCCTGCTACACACTTTAATTTGATTTCTATTGGAGTATTGATTATGATTGGAATGCTTCATAACCATGCTCACTACTCTATGGAAGTAGATCCTGACTCGTATGTCCTACAGTGGTGTAGCAAGCATCCAAAGAAATGCACGTACAACCGTGACTGGTAGGTGTTGACAAAACTTTATGTTTCCTATATAATATGTAAAGAAACATTACGGAGTGTATCGTGACTGTAACAACCAATGATCGTGGACAACAGAATCTGTTTGCCAAAGAACCTCAGATGTACGTCTCTCAGACTGATGCAGAGCGTTACGGTTATGAGTCATATGCAGAACGTGCAGAGAAATTGAATGGACGCACTGCTATGCTTGGATTTGTTTCTGCTGTCATCTCTTATACTTTCAGTGGTAGTGTATTTTTCTTTGGTGTCTTCGGATTCTAATGACTGAATTTGTCTTTACCCTGACAAGTATTGCATTCCTAGTATTGCTCTGCTATTCTATTGAAAACCTATCTGAAACCTATTGATGGAAAACTCCCTTCTTGAGATTCTGACTTATTATGTTATCGGGGGAGCATTGCTTGTCGGTGCTCCAGCAGTATTCTTTTTCGTAGTCTTCATGTCAGCTCTTCAAAATACGAAGGGTCGCATGGTAGGATACAAAGACCACAAACAATATGGTGACATTTCATCTTATGAGAATGCACCAGTAGACCAAAGCAAATTCTATTTTGTATTGAGTGAAGGCAAATAGATAGAAAACATTTCTAATTATTATGCCTGATCCCAATGCTCTCTATGATGACATGGAGAAACTCAATGCTTTATACGAAGAACTTTGCTGGGAT